TCTGTCTGGGAAGACAAACGCTCTAAGAACTCCGTGAAACTCAAAGCCGAAGAATCCGCCGACCTGATCTGTGTTGGTGTCGAAAAAGGCGCCGGCAAGTATGCCAACATGATCGGCAACTTGATCTGTGAAACCTCGGACGGCCTCCTAAATACAGGTGTCGGTACTGGTCTGAAGGATGAAGACCGCTCTAAGGATCCATCCGAGTTCATCGGTAAGATCATCGAAGTGGCTTACAACGAGGTAATCAGCTCCAAGGGCCGTGATACCAAGAGCCTTTTCCTCCCTGTGTACAAACAAATCCGATTCGACAAAAATGTTGCAAACTCTCTAAAGGAACTGAAATGAGTGTTGAGTCGGATTGCGGCATCATTGTTGGTCTGCCATACAATAGTATAATCAGAGCCGATGATGAAGACACATTGCTAGATGATCTGATAACCGATGGTGATCTGGAACGTTCATCTTGTTACTATGATTCACCCAGAGATCAGAACATTATCGGCTTCTGGGCGCTGTATGGTGACCAAACGGAATTTGATCTAACTTCTCTTGGATATGAAATTCAAGAAGCAAAGACAAAATTTAAAGACCTTACCGGCCAAGAAGGTAAGGTCTATGTGGCATTGCATATAACTTAAATGAAAAGGAAAATCAAAATGAATGATATGTGGGGAAAAGAAGCTAAGGTTGGAGATGTGTTCGTCCATCCACTTCGTCGGTCTTCATCTGTTTGGACCAATAAATATGAAATCGTTTCTATTGAAGAAGCTGTCGGCCGACAACCTGGAAAAGTTAAAGCACGGTGCTTGAACAAAGATTCTTGGGCTTACAAAGTCTGGGAATACATTCCGGGTGGTAACTCACATCACCGCGATATGACCGAAGCCGAACGTGCCAAGGTCGATGCTAAGACTGTGACAATTTCAACATTTTCACGTCGGTCAACAATTCTTTAAGGAACTAAAATGAGCAAATTTAAATTTCAATGCACCGATGAATTTGATGGTGCCACAACAACGGTAGAATTTGAGACAGATATTTGGGTAGATGCATTCCCGAAGTTTCTTGACCTTATGCGCGGTTCCGGTTACGGCATCCATGAAAATACGGCCTTATACTCACCGAACTCAGTGGAACATCTCTTTGGTGACCGTGACTACTTGATCTTTGATTCTGACTTCGAAAAGTGCGACTGCGCATATTCATCGGAAATGTTCGAACCGGCCCCAGAACCATTAGATGAAGATGATGATTGGCCATTCCCAGGTGGGGTAGTTGCACCAAATGAAGATGAACCTCCGGGCATGACTTTGGAGCGATGGATGGCATACTGCCGTGCAGCGCCAGAAGCGGCAAGTCAACACTCGAATTGCTATTATGACTGCGATCGTAACAAGTAAGTCGGCCAATGGTGTCTCCGGACACCTGATCCACTCAGATGGTATGTACTATCTGAGGGTCTACAACTACGATGACGGATCATTTGTAGACTATGCTATTTTTCATTCGGATCTTTTTGTGACTATAGAAGATCCGGATGCATTCTTTTACAAAAAGGATTCTGGTTTATACTATGATGTGTTAGATCATTCTCCCTCAACATTAGGTATAGATTCAAATGGTGAAGATTGAAGGTAAATGTGGCATCTCTGCCACTGTGATTGCAGATTCTATTAACTCATCTGGTAATAGACTAACTACGCTTGAGCTTGTGTATCCCCGCTTCATTTTGGCCGAGGTAAACACCCATCGAATGCTCTCGAAGAACTCGGCAAGCTCTCGTGCTATTCCTATTGCACGTATGATGGAACTCATTGACGAATCTCCGGCCGAGCCTGTGTTCTGGGGTGCAAATAAACCCGGCATGTCTGCAACGGAAGAACTGCAACAACCAAAACTTATGAATGCTCAAATACTTTGGAGCAATGCTAAGGACATGGCTTTAGAATTCGTTTCTATGATGGATGAACTTGGGTTGCATAAACAAATTGCCAACCGAATCTCAGAACCATGGCAGATGATGAAATCTGTTGTATCTGGTACCGAATGGACAAACATGCTTTGGCTCCGTAACCATGATGCTGCTCAACCAGAATTCCATGAACTTGCTCGGTGTGTTGCCGAAGCATTTGAGAAAGCTGTGCCTCAGTTTCTTTCACCTGGCCAATGGCATCTGCCGTATGTAAAATCCGAGCTGCAGGGTCAGTTTGTGCAGGTGTTTGAGAATGATCTAACGCTTGAGGATGCTCAAAAGGTTTCGGCCTCTTGCTGTGCCCAAGTTTCTTATCGTAGGTTAGATGACTCGGTCGGCAAGGCTCTGGATATCTACAACAAGCTGGTCGGAATGGATCGTGCTCATGCGTCACCATTTGAACATCTCGGCACCCCGATGACTGTGCCAACCCCATTTGCTCCATACGAACGTGGTGTAACTCATAAAGATATTAAGAACAAAATGTGGTCGGCCAATTTTCAAGGCTGGATTCAATATCGTAAATTGCTCCCTAATGAGGCTGTGTGGTAATATGAAGAAATTAATTGCGCTTATTCTTAGTGTTTCTCTTTTGACTGCATGTGGTCATCCAAAGGATATTACCACATCAACCGGGACGAAGGAATATCCAACTTATGGGTTATTCAATGAATCAACGGACAAAAGTGAAAAGATATGTTATAAAGTTTCTATCGGTAATGTCGTTTGGTCAATAATTCTTATTGAAACTATTGTTATGCCTGTTTATTTTGTTGGGTTTTCTTTGTTTAATCCGACTGGACCGAAAGTTAATGGAACCTGTCCGGGTATTGATTCATGATGTCCCTCGTATGTAATAAATGCGGCTGGGCCCATTTTGGTGTATCTAAAGAATATGCCCAAAAGGCCACAGACGAATTCATTGAATATTATCTAAAATTATCGGATTCGGATAAAAAACAATTCTATGGTGAAACTGAAGTAACGAAACTTAATCTACTTGCCAAATACGAGCATTGTTTTAATTGTTCTGGTCCATATACTGATTTTCATATCGAAACACCCCAAGATAAAATACCCATGGGTGTTACTATACAACCGGTTGTTATTGCCGAGGGACTCATCGCTTAGATCGTCGTAGTTCGATCGTCTAGTACCCCGTGAATGGTAACATACCTACCCGGCTTTTTTCATTAGAAGAATAATTTACACATAATAGCCGATGGTTTATAATGAACCATCTTCTCCAAAACACAAAGGAAAATCATGGATCTGGTCTCTATCGTAGTCGTGGCGGCAACTTTTGTTTATGTTGCTTGTGCCCTCAAGTTCAAATTCTGATCATGACTACTCCTTTTAACCATAAAACGGCAATCTATCCGAAGTCATCAGGTGTTTCTCACCCAGGTGAACATTCCGATTGTGCTGTCCGTGCCGGGTCCAATGCGACCGGGCTGCCGTATGAAAAAGTTCATGATGTGTTCAAGTTCTATGGTCGAAAAGACCGTAAAGGCACCGAATCTAGAACTTGTATTAAAGCCTTTGTGGCTCTGGGATTAGTTCCTCTTGGGACTTTTGGTAAGACCAGATCTGCCAGAGTAGAATCTTTCATTTTTGAACATCTTGGTATACCTGCTCCGAGCAACCCAGGGATCTCGATTAAATCATTCCTGAAAAAGTATCCGAGTGGTCGGTATGTATGTGTTTGTTCTGACCACGCCTTTGCTATTATTGATGGTGCATTGGTAGACGAAACCGCCCTTCTCTTGAATACTCGAATCGCAACCGCTTATAAGGCTGTATCATGAACTTACTGTTAGAAAAATTAGAAAATGGAACTGTTGTGGTAAAATTCACAACCAAGAAAGGTATTGTTCGATCAATGGCTTGCACTCGAAGTCCCGCCAGGATCCCCACCGAACAACATCCTGGTGTCGAAACACCAGAACTCAATCAACCCGGCATCGTCTGTGTGTATGATCTCTTGATCAAAGACTGGCGCGCCTTTAGAATGGACTCTGTAATCTCTTATGAGTAAAATTGTAAAAATCTATCTTGATCTCGACGGTGTTATCTGCAACTTTGCCAAGGCTTATGAAGCAGTTGAACTGCCGAACACACCGCGGAAGTTCCGCACCTGTGTAACTCATCTGCGCATTTTTGAAAATCTTGAATTCATGCCACATGGCAAAGAAGTCCTAGAACGAGTTCTGACACTAGGTGCCAATGAAATTGAAATTCTTACCTCTCGGGGTACTCACGATGATGTCGTGGGTGAAGAAGGAATTCGACAAAAGAACCTGTGGCTTGACAAACACGGCATTACATTCCCTCGAAACTTTGTGAAGATTGGTATCGACAAACGAAACTATTCAACACATGGTACTATTCTGATTGACGACACACAGAAAGTTGTGGATTCATTCAATCAAGGTGCCGGGAAATCATTCTTATATGAAGATTCTAAGTTCTCTGAATACTTCCAAAAACTGGAGATGCATCTATGGCAATTGTAAAACACGGCAAGATTACTCCTGCCGAATCTGAAATCTGTAATATCTTATTGGAAGAAGCTTCCGAAGTTATCCAAGCCGTCTCTAAGGTGTTCCGCTTCGGCTGGGATTCTTGTCACCCAGATAAGCCCAATTGGACCAACAAGGACCACCTTGAAGAAGAACTCGGTGATCTGGTCTGCATGATCAAGATTCTCTGTGATCAAGGTGTCGTCTCTGGTTCTGCCATTGTGCGTGCCACCGAGGCCAAAATGGACAAACTGAAAAAATACTCGAACATCAAGCTATAAGGAAATCTAAATGTTAGAACGTGATGAAAAGGGCCATCTGAGCCCAATTGAAGAAATTGCAGGACTTTACTACTTTTGGGATGAAACCTGGGCCAACACCTATGGACCATTCCCAGACAAGGTAGCTGCCAACTTGGCCCTGCTTAATTACTGTGAGAATTTTCTCAAATCTGCCGAGGAGTACATTGAACCATGAAAGTTGAATTTGTAGACTATGAACCAGCGCCAAATGAGCTGTATACTCTGATCGAGTGTCCTCAATGCGGCTTTGAAGGCTCACGAGAAATCTCCGTGAAGGATGACGAGATCATTCATTTGAAACTTGAGATTGAACGGCTGACTGAACATCAAGCTGAACGTCTTACCAGAATCACCCAAGAATATCAAGCTGTAGTTTCTGAGCTTAGGCGGGGAGACATACTTAAAACTATAAAGATTGCGCAAGACGAAGGCATGCTCCTTGAGTGCTATGACACGTTTTTCTGCCACGTCGATGGTGATGAACTTTCTGACAGACTCAAAGCAAGGCTGGGGCTGTGAAGCTATTTAGCAATCTGATCTGTGCCGTAACTCGACACAAATACTATAGCATTAGAAAACTAGACAAAGATACTAGGAAAATTGGATGCTCTCGGTGTGGAAAAGAATGGGCAATGTACTACCCATCTGAGATTCTAGTTGAATGGGATCTTGAACTTGAAGCGCTTTATGCACCCGGTGGAATTTTGGAGAAATTGAAATGAACGAATGGCAAGATGCTATTATTGATGCGCTGGTCATTCGGCACATCTATCAGGCAAAACATGACACAGACCCGCGAGCCGCGCTCAATGCTATACTCGACTGGGAAGTGATGGTTGCCCTTGATCCGTTGGTATCTTCTGATGCTCAGGCGCTGTACCAGTTGGGTATTCAGAAAGGCCTTGAAATGACCCGCTGGACATAGATAATTTACACATAATACTCGTTGTAGTATAATAAACCATCTTCTCCAAATCTCAAAGGAAAATCATGACTGTAGCCGAACTGATCAAAATTCTTCAAACGATGCCCCAAGATTGGGCAGTTGAAGTGAATGATAATCTTGGTGGCGATGTACATCAAATTGATTCCATTGATATGTTTCCGGCAATCGAAGAAGAAGACGGCTATGCCGTAGTTGTAATTCAGGTTAACGTGGAGTAAATCATGCCAGGTCCTCTCTCCAACGCTTCATCACGTAAGATCCATCATCTTATCCGGGCTAAATTTGCCGTCGAGCAAGCCCTATCCGAAATCCGTGAAGCTCTGGGCGACTCAGATGTTACAAATTCTTACGAAGAAGATCTGTACATCATGATCCATGAACTTGAAACCGACATCGAAGACGCTTGGGCTGACCGCGGTTAATTTACACATAATTGCCCTTATGGTATAATAAACCATCTTCTCCAAATCACAAAGGAAAATCATGTTGCCAACTATAATTGCTACCGTCCGAGTTTTCAATCAAAATTATTTGCCCGGCAGTTGTCAAGATTTTCAGGTTTTTGAGGAACGCGAGGTAGAAGTAGTTCAGTTAAATTTGAACTCCAGTGGAATGCGCGTGCGGTTCACTGATACTACTTACCAAGGTGAAACTAAGATTATGACTCAAGACATCAGCATTGATGCATTCTTTGCACAGTACGCCATTACTCGGATTTAATTTACACATAATCCCCGTTGGGTTATAATAAACCATCTTCTGAAACAAAGGAAAAGTCATGGTCTCCAAGGAACAAATCGTCTCTCTGCTCGCAACCAAAGATAAGGCTGTTGCCCGTGCTTTGGTGGTTCTGAATGAACGTCAGACTGCAGACGAACAAGATTCTCAAGCTACTCGGATCGATAACGGCCGCGGTTTCAAACCCTGCCATGCTCGCATGGGCACCTCGATGGCCGAATTCTACCAAAAGTACGGCTACCTGAGTCCCAAGCAAATCGCCTACTGGCGCAAAGTGGATGCCAAGGGTACCATGAGGATTGCCTGCTACTGGAAGCAGTTGATGGAAGTTGCTGCTGAAAGGGCCGCGTCCAAACCTCTACCGAAGTTCCTGGTTTCCTCTGATGTGGGTAACTTGATGGAAGAAAAGATTGCTCTCGAAGAAACCCTGGATGCCTACAACGAAGGTACCTATGGTGATGTTTCAGATGAAGCATACGAACGCATTCTCGGCCGTTTGGAACAGATCGGCGAAGCACTGGAAGAAATCGGCCGCTGTGAATACAAGATGCGCCGTGACGGAATGATGGCTTAATTGGAACTATTATGAACTTATTTGAAGTACAACTGCGCAAGGCAGGCAAAAACTTGGCCAACAACATGGGCCTCTGTGACGAACAGTTTGATTACTTTTTCGAGCACTACTCAAACACCGGCGAAATGCCCTATGGAGTCGCCAAGGCTCGTACTGGTGATCCATATGACTGGATCGATGCAAAGGTTACCGAAGACTATGAAAGGCTCATGAAATGAAGAAATTTACCGACCGAGAGATTGAAGCTTTCCGGAAATACGAACGAGTTCGTCAATCTGGTGCTTACAACATGTTTGATCCCCGCGCCAGAGCTATGGCAGGCCTCTCAACATCAGGGGCACATTCGTGATGGAGAACTTTCCTTCATTGATCGAAGCCACAAAGAATCTTAACTAAGGAAACTGAAATGACCACAACCGCCCAAAATGCCATTCTCGATGAGCTGCTCAAAGACACAGTGGTGACCGTAAAGTTCACCAAGCAATCCGACGGCTCAGAACGTACAATGATCTGCACCAAGAACTTTGCCCTCATTCCTGCAGCAGACTATCCTCAGCAGGATTCGATGCCTAAGGTTGTGAATGAAGACATCATGAAGGTGTACGACATGGAAAAATGTGGCTGGAGGAGTTTCCGCAAGGATTCTATTATTTCCTATGGAGTATAAAATGGAACTGACGAAAGAAATGGCCGAACTGCGCCTCCGGAATGAAGAACGCCTGAAGGCTGCCAAGGAACAATTGGGTACCAAATGGATTCTTCATCCAGTGCATCAGATTCAGAAGAAATCAACTGATTTGATTAAATAGTTTTTCTCACCCCAGACTACACTGGAACACCGATAGCCTTACTAAGTTCCGGATACAGAACAGGCAGGCCAGGAAGCTCGGGTTTGGCATGGGTTCAAGTCCCAGGTGAGATCTTTATATTATGAAAAATACACGTAAATACATAGTTGATTCTGGTGGTCAAATCAGAAAAACATCTATACACGAAATAGAAATAGATGGTTCTAACGAAGAAGAACTTAAAAATCTATTGATGTGGGTGAAAAATATGCTTGGGAATATTCATTCAAACAATGGTGAATATTCCAAAAATGATAGATCTAAAGATGTCTTTAATTCATGTTTAAGAATATACAACACAGACATTTCACATCTATATGCTAACACATATTCAGATGAGGAAAAATATTATGTATATGCGCATTGTGACCCTCAACACAAAATTGCTATAGGTAAGCACGGCGTAACGACATTTGCCGCGACTTTGGGATTAAATTTTCGGCCGTTTTACATTGGCATGGGCCAGGGTGATAGGGCTTTTGTTCTAGATAGAAATGAAACTCACAGAAAATATAGACAAAAGCTACAAAAGAAAAATCTAGAAGCAAGTGTTTCTATTATTAAAGACGGCTTAACTAAATCCGAAGCTTTAGCATTTGAATCTAAACTTATTGATATATTTGGACTTATAGTAGACCGCGGTTATTTGGTGAACTTAGATGAAGGCACACAAAATAAAGCTAGGCGAGATTTATATGAGAATGATTTAATTTCTATAGGAAGAATCGCACCTCGTTACCAAACAAAACTTTAAAGGGCCTCACGGCCCTTTTTAGTTTCAGTCATAATTTGCATCTGACATTGCCCAATTGGCAAGTGGATCTCTACCGCCCCCGGAATGAAGCGTATTAAAGTCTACAGCCGTATCTTCCAGTCCGTCTGACATCATTCCAAATGGAGTCATGTTCTCCATAATGTAGGCTTCGTTCTTTTGAGCCAACAAGTTTCGAACGTTGATGTTGGTAATGTCGGCGAACATAGACTGTGAGCTAAGCCAACTGAATAGCCATAGACAGGTAGTCAAGTCATCGTTGATGTTCGTATCTGATGCCTGATATGAAGCACCTTTTTGCTCAAAGACATTCAGCTCTTGGATGATGTCAAATGAGTTCAGCAGGAGTTGTTCACCTTCGACCAATTCTTTCAGCCGAGCACAACCGATGCCTTTAACTCGCTTGGTAGTTCTTACACCAGGATAACCATTGCCTTCGGTCACATTTTCTTTCACAGTGAAGTACACATTTGCATACTCGAATTCGTAAAACATAGTATTAGCAATTTCCTGCCCGGCATCATTGATTTCAATCAGGCAATAAGCGTCATTGTACTGCTTAACGGTGTTAATGATCATAAACGGATACGTCGTCAGTCCAATTGTATTGTCTTTGAACGTAGCCACGACTCGGTACGGTGTAGAAGTGATGTCAAATATGATAAACGCGGAGAAGTCTAAATGCTGACCACGCGAGGTATCTACTGTGCAAGCGTACGAATGGCCCTTGATAGGTTCTTCATACATCTTCAAACCGCCCTTGATGAACTTCGGCTCAAAGAACGGCACGGTGGACATTTTCTCGCCGGAAATCAAAGTTTTAGATGAACCATAGAATGTACAGTCAATTTCTTGTGCCGCTTTTACTGGACCAAGATTTTTAACCTGTTCGTCATACCAAGCCTGATCACGAGATGGGTGAGCCGACCAAGGAATGCTCATTGGCACGAAGCCGTTCCTGCCTGCGTTTGCCTCTACCCAGATCTTGTAGAACATGTTCATGCCTTTCGGCGTAGAAGATATAAAGATCTTTGTAGTTTCACCAGAAGAAAGCACTGGGAAAACCGATGTCATGAACTCTTCGGCTATGTTGTTCGGAATGAACGCAATTTCGTCGACGTACACATGAGTACAAGCTTGACCCCGGATAGCATTAGGGGACGTAGCAGCCGTAAAGATCTTAGAGCTATTATCAAGTTTGATAGAACCTTTGTTCCATTCAACTACACCCTGTTGGATCCAAAACGGTAGATTTTCATAGCCGAACTGGATACGAGAAAGAATTTCCCGTGCCATGGCCGCCTTATTGGCAAGGATAGCAATGTTTTTATCGGAATTGAATAGGATCACCCAAAGAAAATAGGCGGCCGTAGTAATGGTTTTACCCATCTGCCGAGCCGTAAGAATGACGGCTTTTCTATTTTCATGATAAGTCCGTATGATGTCTTCTTGGAAGTCATACAGCTCAAAAGGCACAGTTCCACGGTCAACGTGGATTACCTTGACATACTTCTTGATGAAGTAAATTGGATCTTTAGAACACTTTATCCACTCATCTACCTGTTCGGCAGTGAATGAGATTTGAACGCCAGAAGCCTTAAGGTTTAATTGACCGTTATAGCATTCTGGACGTTTATTTGTAGCCACTATGCTTCCACCATTTCTGGGTGCCAGCGTTTCATTGCCGCAATTCTGGCTGCTTCTTTTTTCATTTTTCTATACTCTGGATCATTTAACTGTGCTTCATGTCTCATTCGTTTGACTTCTTTATTCCTTGCTATACCTTCTGGAGTATGAGTCTTTCTAATATTCTGTCTAGATGCTTCCATGGCCGCTTCCGAATTTAGATGAGCCGATACCATTTTCTGTCTATGTTCTTCAGAAGTCCATAAAATGAGTTGTGCTTGTCTATTAGATTCTTTAGCCTCTTCTGATCTTGGTCCTTGTGGGATACCAAGATGCTTATCAGACTGAAGTTGTCTATAAGCTGGATCTTGCCAATTCAATTTAGATGCTTCGGATATTTTCTTAATTGTTTCTTCTGAGTTCAAAGCAGCAATAATATTTGGAATTGTTTTGGCTCTATGCTCTTCCAATGCCCATACTTCAGACATCTTAGCCGAAAAGTTTTCTCTGTGACCTTCTCGGGCCCACATTTCTTTTGCCTGTGCCGATAGTTCCAGCTTCTTTTCCGGAGTCGACATAGTTTTCTTTATAGATTCTTTTTGTTTGGCTATACGTTCGGGGGTATGCTTTCCCACTTTACTTGTAACCATCTTTTCTCTCATTTCGAGAGTATAATCGATCTCATTATAAGGCGTAATTCTTATATTGTAATACCTATCACCTATTTCGTTCTTTTTAATAAGTGAGAGCCAAGCATGTTCTCTATTGTATAGATCTTGTCGACAAGTGGAAACTGTCTCTAGAATTCTACGCTTGAAATCTTCTGGTCTACGATTATAAGCATTGCGCATCCATACAGACGAACAAATGTATTTGTCGGTGGGATAACCCCAGTGACTTCCTACATAGTATCTATTATGTTTACGATCACGCCAAATATAGACAAACCCGGAAGTCTTAGCTTTTCTAGTCATAGAATACCTTCATAAAAGAAAGTATTTATTATGACTAGAAAAGTGTATTTTTTTGTCCCCTACGCGAAGCGCAAAAGTCCTGTTGAGCTATTGTTCGTAGGCATTGTAAGTGTAAGAGTACCGTTGGTGATAGTCTGAGCAGTGAAAGTATGCACAGAGACCGACTTATTACCTTGAGACGAATTGTAAATCAGCACAGCATCAAATGATGGGCCAAGAGTACCAGTCACAGTCCAAGCAATCGAAGCAGACAAGGTGGTAAAAGCCGTACCTGTAGCTGCCGACACTGGAGTCGAAGAAGGTGCAATCCATGTCACGGCAACACCACCAGCAGTATAACCAGTTACTGGGGTAACTTCGTTAGTTGCCGAATAAACAGTTGTAGTAGCATCTACGGTAGCCGTAGTTATGTACAGAGCAGCTTTGAACACATCAGCAGTGTTCAAAGTACGAGCTGGATTAGTGGCAGTCAAGACGTGCTGACCAGTCAATAATTCAGTTTTAAATGATGTCGTCATCGCTTGAGTATTTGCAATTTTGGGTGCCTCTTTTCTTTCCTAGTGATTACTATAGTGTCTATTTATGTGATTTGTGCTAGTTTCCTTGCCACAAATCAAACAACTACACTTTCTTGGTTTTGACATACTGTTTGGGGTTTTCAATTTTTCCCAAGACATAATCAATTCTGAAGTTATTGTTTTTGGTTTGCATAAAGCTAATCTATGTTCTTCACTTAAAGTTTTACCTCTTTGTGCATCACCAACTTTCTTGTTGTGTTCGGCACTTTTAGGTTTTCCTTTAAAGAAGGCACCAATCTTAGCCCTAGCTTCCGGGGAGTTAGATTTCTCAGAATAACAAAACCTAAAACTTCCGTCCCTTTTCTTCTGGTACTTCTTATTTAATATACCAGGAATCTTCCAGTTTTCTTCTATCAGAGATTGTTCAAACCAATATGCCGAATCTGCATCAAAGAATTCTGCAACAATTTCTGTTTTGAATTCGGCAAATCTTGGTTTCACATACTTGGAACTTGTGAAATATTTTATTCCAAGATCATTCACCGAAGAAACTTTGTTTCCCATTCTAAAACCGAAATAAAACTCACCTGTATCTTCATTAGTGAGTTTATAAACATACGGTAGAACCATTCTTAGCCTGCAGCTGCATCGCCAAATACACCTTGCTTAAGATGCATCTGTACATCTCGTTTAACTAGTTCTTCGCCGAGCCAATATTCTTGCCAAGAAATGATCTCATTGTCATTTTCATGGTTGCCTTCTTTGAAGACGCAATCATCTGAATTAATTGGACCATTTGGAGTATTGATAATCATAATTTTTCCTTAAATTTAACCACCCGCAAAAACGTTGCGAGAACCTGACGCGGATACATCTCCACAATCAATATCATCGCCAATTCTATGAATTGGCTTTCCTTCTATGAACACAGTTGACGAACCTGCCGAAGCATATCCTTCATGAGAACCCAACATAAACCGATGCACGGGATAGTGAGCCCCAACAACTGTAGCCAACAGATTATTTATGGTAACGGTTGACTGACCTGCTTCATCTGGAGCTCTAGGTGGATATCTATGTCCAGCCGATTTATCTACATCTACTCTAGTACATGCTGGCATTATGCTAATTCCTGTTTAATTGCAGCTTTGAGTGCTTTATTAGATTCAACATAGTTGTAATCAACGATCAGTTGGTTCACCATAGTTTTGTTTTCCAAAGCAACTTCGTCATAGTATTCTACTAGTACATAGAAACTCATCTGTTGCACTTCTGGAGCTATGTACCTTGTTATTCCATAGTATTTAATCGGCAGATCGGCAAATCTAGACACAGTTTGAGGGTTCAGATTTGTATCTATGTATTCTATAGTTCTTGGGAATACATCGTTGGCCTGTCCGGCGGCATATACGGTATTTCCCATGGTGTACAGATCGACACCAGGTAGAGATTTTGTGAATGCATAGCCGATGATTGGATATGGAGTATCCCAAGACACTGTGAATGGAACAAATTCTGTAACTTCTTGTGTTGTTCCGGTGACCTCTGGGAAGTCGCCAATGACATGCATTGAACCGGTAGATGAAGTAGAGGAAACACCAGTAATATGTACGGAAGATTCTGGATAGACTGAACCAGAAGTACCGGTAGTATGAACACCAGAGATTATTGTGCCAGTAACTTGTCCGCCGGTAGTGCCTATAGTTCCCGTAGATGCTGCATCCGAAACACCAGTCAGAGCAGTAGTTACAGACTTATGAACCGTTGCTGTGCCGGTAGAATCTGTAGACTGTATACCAGTCAAGCCATAAGAAATTTGTTTTAGAACATTTTCTAGAGAGGCAGAAGAAGATACACCAGTAAGTGCAAACAGAGCAGCTGTGCTTAGATTGTTTGTATATGCGGTAGAACTTGTTCCCGATAGAGATATGAACACACCCTGAGTACCAGTGAGTGTACCAACAGATTCTGTAGTTTGGACACCCGTGACTGCTTGTGTTACGGTCTGAGCACCTGTTTCTACACCAGTAGAATTAATAGACTGAACACCGGTAAGTGCATATGAATTAGTCTTAGCAACAGTTCCAACAGATTCTGTAGATGCAATACCTGTAAGAGCAGTTGTAGTATTTTGAGAGCCTGTTTCTACACCAGTAGAATTGATAGACTGAACACCTGTCAGGGCTATAGTTACAACTTGGGAATCTGTTAGAGTACCAACCGAGTCTGTAGACTGAGTGCCAGTAAGTGTCTTAGTTACAGATTGAGCACCAGTTAAAGTACCAACTGAATCTATAGATTGTGATCCACTAAGTGCCTTAGTTACTGTTTGAGAATCTGTTAAAGAACCTACTGAATCGGATACTTGGTTACCAATTAGAGCAGTGGACGTTGACTGTGTTGTTCCTACTGAACCATGATTGTCTATTGTCTGAACACCGGCAAGAGCAGTAGATGTTGCTTGTGTACTTGCAATTGTACCTTGCTGATCTAGAGTCTGAACACCAGTTACTGTAATGTTGACAGTCTGTGTACCAGCCAAGCTGTCAACGGAATCTGTTGCTTGATTACCTGTTAGTGCAGTAAATGTAGTCTGTGAACCAGTAAGAGTACCTACAGCTCTAATTGTCTGTACACCAGTAAGAGCTGTAGTAGTATTTTGTGAACCAGTTTCAATACCGGTGGTGTTGATTGACTGAACACCAGTAAGAGCAGTAGATGTAGCCTGTGAACCGGTCAGAGTTCCAATGGTATCGGTAGACTGAACACCAACTAAAGTCTTAGTTATAGTTTGAGTACTTGTACTTGCACCGGTTGTTTCGGTAGATTGAACACCAGTAAGAGCAGTAGAAGTTGCTTGTGTACTACCAACAGTACCTTGTTGGTCTAGAGACTGGACACCGGTAAGAGAACTTACGTTGCCCTGACTAGTGCCAAGAGCTCCGGTAAATTCGGTACTTTCATTCCCACTAAGTGCAATGGTTATTGTCTGTGAAGCAGTTGTGGTACCTACAGATTCTGTGGACTCTACACCAATAATAGCAGCAGATATATCCTGAGTTGTACTAATTGTGCCTTGCTGGTCTGTTGCTTGAACACCAGTAATAGGTACTACAAATGTCTGGCGAAGAATTCCAGTATTTGCATTAGACTGAACACCGGACAATTCCTCACCAGCACCAGTGAAGATTGAAGAAATACTAGTTACACTCGATGCACCAGATAGATTTCTTGCTATAGTTTGATATGACCACAATACAGGTGCAATAGCATATACTTCACCATCCCAGTATTCTGATCCATAGCCATCAGAAGCAGAATTTGCATTAGGATCAAAGACGGTTTGAACACCGGTCAGACCAATGTTGATAGTATTGCTATCTGTGACCGATCCATGATTGTCTATTGTCTGAACACCACCAAGAGCAGCAGAACCGGTAGCAGATGTTGTTACAGAACCTTGCTGATCTAGAGTCTGAACACCAGAGACTGCAATATTTACAGTCTGAGTTCCAGTTACAGAACCTTGTTGGTCTAAGGATTCAGTACCAGTAAGTGCAGTTGAAGTTGCTTGAGTTGTTCCTGGAGATCCTAGAGCACGAATAGTCTGAACACCGGTAAGTGCTGTAGAGGTATTTTGTGAACCAGTTTCTACACCAGTTGATGCAATTGACTGAACACCGGTAATTGCCGTACTAGTTGCTTGTGAAGTACTTTGCGTTCCAGTGGATTCGGTAGACTGAGCACCCACAAGTGCTATATTGACGGTCTGAATACCAGTCAGAGTTCCTTGCTGATCTAAACTTTGATTACCAGTAAGAGCAGTAGAAGTTGCCTGAGAACCAGTCAGTGTTCCAATCGTATCAGCTGATTGAGATCCAGTAAGTGCCTTGAATATAGTCTGTACAGTTGGAATAGTACCAATTGATTCGGCAGATTGTATGCCAGAGACTGCTATGTTGACAGTCTGAGTTCCTGTTATGGAATTTACAGCATCTGTGCCTTGGATACCAGTTAATGTTGCCGAACCCGTAGCAGATGATGTTAGAGTACCTTGCTGATCTAGGGATTGAATACCAGTAAGAACAGCAGAACCTGTAGCAGTTGTTCCTACTGAACCCTGATTATCTAGAGTCTGAACACCAGAGACAGCAGTAGATGTTGCCTGTGTAGTAGGTACCGTTCCAATAGATTCTGTAGACTGTATACCAGTAAGAGTTCTAGTTACTGCTTGTGAATCTGTTAGTGTACCTTGTTGATCTAAAGACTGAGTACCAGTCAGAGCAGTAGATGTTACCTGCGATGTAGTAAATGTATTAACTGCTCTAGTAGTCTGAACACCAGTAAGAACAGCAGAACCAGTAGCAGCCGTTGTTAAAGTACCTTGCTGATCTAGAGACTGGACACCTGTGAGAACGGCAGAACCTGTAGCAGTAGTTCCAACCGAACCTTGCTGATCTAGAGATTGTACACCAGATACGGCAAATGTAATTGTATTTGTACTTCCAACCGAACCTTGCTGATCTAGAGATTGTACACCAGATACGGCAAATGTAATTGTATTTGTACTTCCAACCGAGCCGTTTGTTTCTGTAGTAAGAACACCCGTGAGTGCTTTAGATACAGTCTGAACAGTTGGGACAGTGCCAACCGATTCTGTGCTCTGAATACCAGTAAGAGCTATGTTGACAGTCTGAGTACCGGTTAAAGAACCTTGTTGATCTAGAGACTGAACACCAGTAAGAGCAGTAGATGTTGACTGAGTTGTTCCC